CTCCACAGCGCTTCCGGTCAGGCGGTCATATCTCGCCAAATGCGCCTTCACCCTTGCCACCAGCTCGCTGGGGCTGAAGGGCTTCGTCATGTAGTCGTCGGCCCCGAGGCCAAGACCCCGGATCTTGTCAATATCATCCTTCTTGGCCGACACCATAATAATCGGTGTATCCTTCTCATCTCTCACCTTCCGGCAGATATCAAATCCATCCACACCCGGAAGCATCAGATCCAGGATAAACAAGTCATAATCCTTCCCAAGAGCTTTCTCAAGCCCCGCCTTCCCATCATTGGCCACCTCTACCTGAAACCCGCTAAGCTCCAGATAATCCTTCTCTAGATCTGCAATCGCTATTTCATCTTCCACAATCAGTATTCTACTCATGAACAGGTACCTCCTGATATTTTCTTATTTCAAAATGCATAACCGTTCCCTCTGATACTTTGCTGGTTGCCCAGATTCTTCCACCGTGATCTTCTATAATTTTTTTCACAATCGAAAGGCCGATGCCGTTTCCTCCTTGCGCAGAATTTCTTGACAAATCCGTACGATAAAAACGATCAAAAATAGATGGTAATTCTTTGTTCGGAATTCCCTTTCCGTTATCCTCCAGTTCCACATGGATAAAATCCCCCATATCCATCACACGCAGCTGTACGTTCTTTTTCTCTTTCTCCATATATTTCACAGAATTTCCGATAATATTATTTACGACACGCTTAAGCTGCTCCGCGTCTGCGATAATGAGCTCTCCTGGTTCCACTGTGTGAGCGTCGACCCGGTAAACTGTTTTGTTATGTACGCGCCGGGGCCGGTCTTAAACGTGATCCAGCGGCCAAACTCGCGCAATGTAGTGGGAATTGCCTCCGCTGCGCTGATAATGTCGTAGTAGCCGGATGCCTTCGGGGCGATCTCGTCCACGTTTATGAGGTTGCCCGCGCCCTTCTGGCCTACCTGCTGCCACTCCGGCCACTCCACACCGTCAACACCTGCCGCAGTGGTGTAGACCTTTGTTCGATACTCCAGCCCGGCCGGTGTGAACATGTACTGAGTAACACTGACTGTTGAATTTCCCGGAGAAAGTGCAACCGTAGCACTGCGGACAATCATGATATTGCCAGCCTGGCCAGCCACGCTAAGGAAATAAATACCATCGTTTGTGATATTGTCGAGTGTTGCCACTGAGTCTACAATAACAACGCCTTCAAGCGTTTCCACGCGCTCTTCGAGATCATCCGCATCTGCCTTAATGTTGTCAGCTTCGTTTTTTAACAAATTGATGTCATCGCGGTTAAGCTGGAGCGATTCACGGATTTCATTCAGAAGCCCCATAAACGTGTCCTTATTCGTCACGCCTTCGAGGAACGCTTTTAACTCGTTGAATGTGTCAATGGCGGCGGTTACTCCGTCTCCATCAATCAGCGTATTAATGCGCTGCTCATTCGAATCAGCTTTTGTACTTGCGCTCTGAACGTTGTTCCGGATCGTCTCAATAGCGAGATTAACAGTATCTATAGAACGCTGCAACGCGGCATCGGCCGCCTGTCGCTCGGCCTTCTCTTCTTTTACTCCTTGATTATTGGTTAATAAATCCTTGTATGATTTATTCAGATAGTCCATGACAGCAGCTACCATCGAGTTAGTAACGCTTTCCGGATCTTCGGCTTGCTCGATTGTCAAAATCAGGCCGTCGATAAATTCTTGATCTTGGGTCGCCATGTGATATGATTATTAATTAAACTGTTTGCTAAATTGTTTTGAGAATACACGCGGTTTTTTAGCTTCGCTTCCGTCGATAATTTCCTGTAAAATGTTGGTTTCTGTGTCGGCCAGCTCCAGAGTCAGGGAGAACGACTGCGGCGCCTCCGGACGCTGCTTGTATGTAAATTCTTCGGCCGACGGGATCACGCGGACCGGCAAAGCTCCCAGGTCGAGCAAATAGACCTCGTCACTGCCCAGCATATCCATTAAAAACCGAACTTCGTCAGGCCTTTTAACACCGGTTTGAATAGAGATTGATTGTTTTCTCTCTATGCGGTCGCGCTGTGAATAATAATCGTCTGTCACCGGATCGTATCTTTTAAAAATTGCCTCGTCGGCTCCTTCCCATTCCGGAGTAATCGACATTTCGCCGGTTATCTCGATAATCTCGAACACCCCCAGAGAATTGCGGAATTTCAGACGGTAACGCTCGCGCGCCGGATCGGCCTGCTCGATCACCAGGCGGCAAGCAAACAGGCCGCGGTGGTAAATGTCGAAATTATTTGCCAGAACACCGGAGGCCTCAAAAAAATGACTTCTCAGAGCCTCGATGTCGAGCGCGTAAATCCCAGGAGACAGCCGGTCAATCGTCCAGCTCTTGCCTGTCACCTTCTCTACAAAGCTAAATACATCATCCGGAGCATCATTTATATAATACAGAGGGTAAAGCTCCGACTCTTTCATTATCACGCGCCATCCGGCCGTGCGGGTGGTGAGAAAGCAATTTGTATCATAGGCTAAAAATCGGACGTTGAAAATATCTGTACTTGGCCCCAATCGCTTGAAGTTCTGTTTAGACACACCGCCGGGAAGCGCTATAAATGCAAACGCCTGGTCATATTCACCATTAAACACCACGGCCACGTCTCGGCATAGGACCTCACTCTCGTTCTCGATCAGTATTAAAGGGCCGAAGCTTATTGGCTCAACCTCGTCGGGCTGTGGCAAATATTTGATATAAGCATTGACTATATCAGCGACATTTATAGAATACGGGTAATTGAATCGCCCGTTATAAAGCGTCAAACCATCCATTATAATGCTAAACGGGTACCCCGTTAAAGGCTGATCGCCGGAGGTGTGGCTGCTTTCTATAATTATGGGATTTCTGGTAAATGCCAAGCGGGATGGCGTTGACGGCATAGCGTGAGGATTTGGAAACATAGCTAACTACTTTTTAGCGTTGTGGTTACTACAGCGCCGGAAAATTCCGTAACTGCCCCCTGTTCTACCAGAAAGCGGTCACGTTCAGGCGTCGGTGTCGTCATAAATTCGTAAAACACTTTGATACTACACGCGTGATTGCGTCGCCACTCCTGATAAAAGATGTCGACGGTTTCGATTTGCGGGGCTGCGAGGATGTTATTACTTTCCATGCTGCAAATTTTTCTAATTTTTAGGGCCTTGCAAAGGACTAATCATTCACCCAGCGGGCCACAAGCTCGACACTGTATTCTACTTCGATAGAAACAGAGCCTAAAGCGACTTCATCCAATTCCCAGTCATCCGGGCCGTCCTGATAACTCAGATCGTGAACCTCAAAAATATCATAGGTTAGCAACGCCTTGTATTTCCGGTAATTTCTATCTCCATGAGAGACCGGAATCGGTTTGCTGCCATCTGTCTGCCATGTCAGGCCTTTGCGTATGATCGAGACGGGAACCGAACTGTTAACGTTTACGGTCCACCAGTCGCCCTCTGTGCCGTGCGGTGTATATCCGGTGTCTGCCTTGTATTTATCTGCGGCGGCTTGTTTATTTGCCGTCACATGGAGCAGGTCTTCACTGTACGTCTCTGACTTCAGGAACCATTCAAGATGACGGGTCGCCGCAGAGAATTCCGGCACATTCTGTTAATCCTTTATGTTATATTCTCCATGTGTCGAGATGGTGCGGAGCTTTAGATCTACCGACATATCAGCCGAAGCCGGCAACGAATATGACAGCGTATCAATCAGGCACCGGACACCCCGGAACATTACCGGGCTTAGAGTGTCAAGCCGGAAGAAAGTTAGTTTGTCTATCCGGGCCGGAACTTCGACCGATCTATTACCGTGACGCAAAATTTCATCATATCCGGCCCAGAATTTAACAAACAGTCCATCCTGGAATTGAAATAACAGTGATAGCGTCGGGGTGCTGCCGTCATCCATCGTCAGAGGCTTGCCGGTGTCGCTCTCTGCGTTTATACGGCCAATGGTCTGACCGCCGGTTGTATAGGCTATGACAAAGGCCAGTGGCGTAGTGTCGCCGGTGTCCTCGGCATCCTCGCTGCCTTTTATATAGCTGTGATAATGCCGGGCGCCTGTCAGATATGCCGGGCACTTGTCGTTAAAAGAATTTCCGGTGCCAAGCCCTACGGTATCAACGCGCATGATCGGGACACACTCGTCATCGCTTGACAGATCGAGCGGGTTCATGCCGGGTGTTGCCGGGTCCCAATTAAAAAAGCTGGAGCTGGCCGCCTTTACCGTCCGATTGGTGTTATCAAGCTTATACCAGGTCCCTGTAATAAATTCACGTGCTAAAAATGTATTGGGGTTGTCATCTGTAGGCTGCATGGCCGGCGCTGTAGCCGCGCGCGAACTGTAAAGGGCGTAATCGTCGCGCCCGTCATCGCGGTCATCGTCAGGCTCCGGGTAGTCCTGTTCCGGAGGTTCGGGGTCCGGATAGTCCGGGTCATCAGGCTCCCATACCCAATAATGATCATCTCTAACATCTCCATCCCAAGCCCCGCCGGACCCACTCGGTACATATGTCCACTGGCTCACATGATTTCCCAGGTGTACGGCGCGGATGTCGAGCCCTTTAATAAAATCTTCAAATCGCTCTGTAGCCGGAGCGGCACCCTCTAACGATGTTTTAGCAGATAGCTTGATATATTGCCGGGCTTCATAGTTAATCAGCTCCGGACCTGTGGTATTATTCAGGACCACCAGGCGGTTGAGCTCATTGTCATGCCTGAAATCGTTGTGCTCGATAGTAACGCCCAGGTCTGCAAAAATAAGCTCCAAAACCTTCCAGACACGCAAGAACGGCGTCTAGCAATAGCCCGCGGGCACCGTTACCTCCGTGATCTCGCCGTCAATGATACGCTTTACCTTTGTCGGCGGGTTGATGATTCCGGACGCCGGAGCGTTCAAGACCTCCAAATATATTCTCTCTTTGTCGTCTTGCTGTATTGACTCGTTACCCACTGCGACAGGGAAAACGGCCAGCGGATCGCGGCCGGGTGATGCGCGCTGATATAGATACGTCAGATAATCCAGCATTCCGGACACACCATTGTTAAAACCGACATCCTCGCCCTCGATAACCGGCAGTGTCGACAGCTCCGACAGCTTCTTTTCACTCCAACGGCTGTAAGCTGTTGAATTATCGAGACCGACATTAAACGTTATCCCTTTGGCACGGCCGGCCGATGTGACGTTTGCAATCCCTCTGCGGATATAAGCGCCATCACTCACCACGGCTATAACTTCCGGCTGGTTCGGATCTCTGCCGGTGTCGATACGTGACGGAAACCCAAGAAGGCGCTCATTTTTTGCCGAAGCCGGAACCGTTGCCGGGATCGACTGACTGCCTCTTTCATTAAAAATCGGATTGGTATCTTCGATCTCTACAGAAAAACCGGCCGGAATATCCAGCGGCTCATTGTTAATTCTTATTTCAAGCATGGCGGTAATTACTTTTTCTTACGTGTGAACGGGGCGCGGGCCGCTTCGAGCTCTCGCCCTGCTTTTTCAAGGTCCTGATAAACCACGTAGGCGCGGAGGGCGCGGAGGGCTTCGGCGGTTGTCCGGAGATCCTTAATCGCCGCCGCCAGCTCTCCGGAATCGGCCGGGACGGAAACAGGGCCGCCTTCAGCGTAGCCCTCCGCATATGTCGGGGCGCCTCCTGATGCAAGACGCTTATTTTGGCGGATGGCCTCGATCATGCCCACGGCGTCTACTACCCGCGGGTCGTTCATTATGGGTTTGGGTACCACGTATTCGCCACGGTGCACAACTCCGGCCACTTCATAGCGGCCGCCGTCGCCGGTGTAGCCGCCTTCAGAATACCCGGAGAGTACGCGGGTCGCTGTGGCCGGCTGCTGAGATGAACTGCCCGTGTTGCCCGGCTGCATATTCTTGATTTTATCGCGTTCGGCTTTTGCGACGGCTACCTGAGCGGCGCCGGTAACAGTGAGCATGGCCGCCGCGAATGCTCCGGCAATCGGGCCCAACTGCGCATGGGCCTGCATTATGGCCACCGCTGTGTTGGCGATGATCTGCGAGATCTTCACCGCAAAATCAACATCCGCGTATTTCTTCTGGATCTCAAGCTTTTTATTTTCCTTCTCCTGTTCGAGCGCGGCGGTGTCCTCGCCGTTGTTTTGGGCCTGCTGGATCAATACATCATATTTAGCCTCGCTCTGGGCAATCTCAGCCTCCTGGATGGCCGAAACCATCGAGCCGGCCAGCTGCTGGTAATAATCGAAATACTTCTTTATGTTTTTAACCTGGAGATTGAGGCGGGCCTCCTGAAACTGTTCCTCTGACAAAAGGCCCTGACGGTACATATTTTCGAGCTTTGCGAGTTCCCGGTCATACTCGTCGGCCCACGATAGCCCGGCGGTTTCCTGAATCTTGTATTGCTCTTCAAGGTACTGGTAATTCAGCGCTGCAATCCGGCGTTGCTTCTCTTCCTCCAGGCGCGTAACGTCCAGGCCCTGCTGACGTGCAATCTCAATGGCGGCCGCGTATGTCTGTTCAAGACCCTGGATCTGCAAATTTAACATTTCACGTAGGCTTTCCTGGCTTCCGGAGTTCGTTGACAGCTCGCGCAGCTTTGCCATCCACTGGCCGGTATCAGTCAGCATCCGGGATTGTATCTGCTGCATTTCGGTTTCTAATTTTTCAAGAGTCTTTTTGCGGGTTTCAGCGTCCATCGAGTAATCATCCTCCAGCTCGTCATAATAGCGCTGCATCTCGTCGAGCTGATCGCGGTGGCGCGCGCGCTGGAGGTCGAGTAGGTAAAGATCTGCCGCCTCCTGGTCGATCTCCTGCCTGACGGCCTTTTCCTTCATGATCCTTTCAAGCTCGGAATAGTAGGCCTCTGTGGCCGCCAGTCGCTTTTTGTAATCCTCTTCATTGATTTTTACATTGGCGGCCGCTATCTCCCGGTCAGCTTTCTGAATCTCGGCGTTAGCTTCATTGATCTGCTTGGTGATCTTATCGAGCGTCTGGGTATGGGTCTGATTGGTTTCCGACTGCAACACCTGGAGAGCCTCCACCAATTCCGCACAGTAGCGCTTCATTTCCTGAGCTTTCCGGATGGCAAATTCAGCCTCTGACAGATCGGCTTTAGCCTGGTTTATCTCCAGCAGGCGCTCCATGTGCGCCGAGTCTACCGGTGCTGTCACCTTTTCGATCGAATCCTCCTTGTAGGTTCCGGCCTCGCGTTTGGCCTTGGCATTGCCGAGGATCTGTTTCTTTTCTTCCTGAAGGGCTTTTATTCTGGCCTGGATCTGCTGAAGCTCCTCCTTTGATTTCGGGTCGGACTTCCGGAGCTGCGCCAACTCGGCATTGATTTCCTTTAGCCGCTTGACGGTTTCATCTGCTGCGTCGGCGGCAGAGGAAAAAGGATCGACTACGTTTTCTTCAAATAATGAGGTGTCAACGTCTCCGAATTTCTTATTAAGATTCTCGTTTGTCTTGTCAATTTTAGAAATATTGTCATAGTTCTCAGCCATTTTCTGGTCCAGATCATCCATTTTGTCGATAAGGCCCGGTATTATGACATCATTAAGATTGCGAAGCTCCTTTGCTTCGTCATAGGTCAATGATTTTTTATTCCTTAATGCCTTGCGGCGCTTTTCCACTTTGCTGAGAACACGGTCGATTTTGTCAATTTCATTAGATAATTCATCGTTCTCAACCTCCATGTCCAGCCGTTTCCCTTCATTCTCCGTGATTTTATCTTTGGCGGCCTTTGCACGGGCAACCTCACGAATATTTCTTGCGAGAGCGTTATATTGGCGGGCTGCATCTCCGGCCATTATCGCTTCGGCTGATAAATTTTTGAAATATGCCGGGTATTGTGCTTGAAGGCTTTTCGCCGCCTCTTCTCGCTTTTTATATGATTTGGAGTGGTTGGTGGCGGCTTGATAGAGTTTTCTTAATCTATCAAGTTCCTCATTTGCGTATTTGGCTGTAGCTTTGGACAAATCCGAAATACCCTGCTCAAAATCCTTGATACGCTTATTGTTTTCCTGCAACTTCTTCTTTGCCTCGTCAGTGTTTTTACTGAATAACTTAAAAACACCGATGGCCACGGTTACAGCCGAAATCAGTAGGCCGAGCGGATTGAGCCTGACAATCATGTTGAAAAGTCTCATTGCAGCCGTGGCTTTCCCAACTTCGCCGGTAAACAGAGCTTTTACTGCTATCACCGACAATGTTGCGGCACGCCATAGAACTAAGGCTGTTTGTTGAGCTTTAATTGCAACTGTTTCTGCCAAAGTAACATCCGTTGAGCGTTTTGCGGCTATGGCATAGAGCTTTTTTGCGGCAATGACTGAGAGTAAGGCAAGACGATAAGAAACAATCGCAGCCACAGCAATTGTGATATACTTGGAAAAGATGCCGAGAATATCAATGGTCTTGCCGATCCATTCGACGATAGTTGTCATGCCCTCGATCACAGATTTGATCAGGCCGCGTGATTCATAGAAGCGCATGATGACACCCTCGACAGTTGAAAGAAAAATATCCCAGGCAGTGGCCGCATTGTCGCTCATTTCGTCATACATTGCGTTGAATGCCCCGGTACAATCAGTCACGCTGTTCCGGAGAGCTGTCACCTGATCAGCGGCAGAGAGGAAGTTGGAGAATGCCGCCACGCTTTGTTTGTCTGTCAGATCGAGCGCCTTGTTAAGGTCTATTCCTTCTGCGGTGAGCTTCTTCAGTCCGGCCACAAGGTCGCCCAGATTATTGACCGGAGCTCCGAGCGCCTTAGCGAGTTTGCCGTTGGAATCGGCCAGATTGAGCAATATATTACGTGTGGCGGTCGCGGCGCTGCTTGCGTCAAAGCCGGCATTTGCCAGATTGCCAAGCAGTGCGATGGTATCTTCTATCGAAAACCCGAATGATTTTGCAACCGGGCCTACAGTCGCCAATGAGTTCTGAAGATATGAAAAATCAAGAGCTGATTTGGTGGTACCGATTGCCAATGAAGCAAGCATCCCGTCGACTTCTGATGCTTCTATACCGAAAATTCGCATAGCTGCGCCGGCGAAAGCGGCGGCGCTTGCCAAGTCAGTATCTACCGCCTGGGCGAATTTCAGCACCCCGGCCTCCATGTCCTTGATCTGCTCCTTTGAGAAGCCCAGTTTTGCAAGCTCCAGCTGGAGGGCTGAAACTTCGGTGGCTGTATATGAAGTTGTGGCGCCCAGCCTTCGCGCCTCGTCCGTCAGATCCTTGATGCCGGCTTTGGTCGTGCCGAGAACTGCGGCCAATTTGCTGTTAGCCTTCTCAAAACCGATGATTATTTCAAACAGTTTGTTGAACTGACCTACTATCATGGTGGCCAACACCACGCCAAGGCCTAAAAAAAAGCCCTTCAGAGCCTCGACGGCCTTTGACATGCTGAAGATACCGCTCAGAAAACCCGCAGAAGATCTGGTAGCCTCCTGATAGGCCTTGTCGGTTTTCTTGATTTCCGCTTCTAATTCCTTGTAGCGTTGGGGGTTCAGATTGCGTGACGTATTGGCCAGCTCCGTTTTAAGCTCTTTGAGGTGTTTTCTGAGCTGTGCGGCCGTTTTATATGACGTGTCGATCTGCTTCTCCCAGGTCGAAATCTCGCGCTTGTTTTTGCGGATCTGCTCATTATTGGCATTGATCTGCTCATTTAGCCTGGCTATTTCTTTGCTATGGTCTCCTTCGGTGGCTGCCAGCGCCGAAATATCCTTGCGGTATTGCGCATTCTGTTTTCTCAGGGCTTCCGTCGATTTCGTCAGCTTGTGTATTTCCTCCTGAGCCCTCGTCGCGTTGACATCGAGGTTAACTTGTATGTTATCCGGTTGAACTTTACGTGCCATTGTGCTGATACATTACTTTTTCAGCAAAGGTCAGCCGTAAAATCCAACCGGTGAAGGACAACAAAAAAGCCCCGGCCTGAACCGGGGCTTACAATATCAGGGGCACAATGTCAAATCTCTTCCTCTTCTTCGTCTGTTTCTTCCAGCATATCCGGAGGATTGGCGATGGTCAGGATGGTATGTGCTATTTCGTTCAGGGTCTCCACCTCGTTCAGGCGGTCCATGTCCGGGGCAGATTCTTTGCTCCGTTTCTCTATCAGCGCATGTGTGGCCTCTGTAAGCACCCTAAGGAATAGAGCGACTTTGTGAGACTGGGCCTGAAGTTTCTCCACCTGATCAGAAACACACCCGGTAATGATAGCACCGTTAATCTCTGTTCTCATTTCTCACCTCCTTTCTCGGTGTAGTCCTTCATCACCGGAGTCAGATGAATTGTAAACGGTCGGTTGTCCGTGAAGGCCTTGGCCACGGCTTCAGTCACAGCATAGATTTGAGCCGAAGCGCCACTGTTGAGTTGACCCTTGGAGAATCCGTGTAGGCGCAGCTGCATAGGCTTAAGACGTTTATTTTCATTGCAGAGCGCATCCATTTCCTTTTGAATATACTGCGGAAGCTGATTGGCCTCACTATAATAGACGAGGGCGTTATTGTAGCGCCGGAAGATGGAGTCAGCGAGAAGCCGGCCGAGTTTGGTTGTTGAATTAAGGGTGTTGACAGTAATGAAGTATTTCATTTCTCACCTCCTTCCTTGTCTTGGTTGATAACGTGATTGAAAACTGTGGTGACACATACCGGGCCGACCTTGCCTCGTTCTACGAGGTAGTCTGAGAGATCAGCGATGCTAAGGCCGGATTTGCGGACACGGCCGGCAAAGTATTCCACATTGCCGTCCAGGCGTTCCCAGTTCTGCTTGATCTCGCTGATAACGCAGTTAAGCAGATCTTCTGTAAAGCCCATCATCTGCCACCTCCTTCCTTGGATTCGTTGACTGAAATGTTAATGGTGGCGTTTTCGAGATGGATTTCGAAGGTGTTGCCGGAGAGGGAGAGGGTGACTCGGTCTTGGCCGCCACAGATCATGTCGGCAATGTCATTGAATGCGGCGCGCAGCTTCCTGGAGCTCACGCGGCGGGTTTGTTTGGGTTTGTTCATACTATCGTGGGTTTAGCGATTAATAAAAAAACGGCTGTCACCGTTGCTAAAACCCACGATAGTCTTCTCCGAAGAGCGCCTATAATGAATCGGTGACAGCCGCGTATGGCTGATATGTCCGGGCATAAAAAAAGCCCGCAAAAATATGTCGAGCATTAACCGAGCTCTGCGGGGGCGACTAACGTCCGTGGGTTTTAGCACTGCAAATCTACGACAAAAAAATCACATTGGCAAAAAAATATTTGAAAATGCGCAAGAAAATAATCTTGATTTTGTTTTGCATATTCAAATATAATTCGTATCTTTGTAGTGTAATCAAAGAGAGGTTACGACGGACAAAGCCTGATGCCGAAAAAAGAAAGGCTTAACCCCTGACTAATCCGCTATATGTTGACCTTCGAAATTAACATCAGGATTGGAAAACTGAAGATTGCAAAAATCACTCTGACAATCTTCTGATCCAGCAAGGGTGGCCGAGAGCCTTAAAGACCTCCGAAAAAGGAGGCGCCCTTTGCTTGTCGGGGTTAAACCACTGCAAATTTACGATTTAATCATGAACGAACCAAAAGGAAAGCGAAAAAACGGATGGGGCGGACGGCGCGAAGGTGCCAGACGGCGCAGTGAGAATCCGAGCACGCGGACAATAGCTCTCCGCATACCTGAGGACGTGGCGGAGATTCTCGACCGCCAGGAGAACCGCTCGGCCTATATCATCGAGGCCGTAAGGGCATACGACCGCGAGCAACGCAAACGGACGATTCTCGGCATAGAAATCAGCTATACCAAAGAGAAATGATCATGCGGCCGGCAGAGAGTGACTGCCGGCCGTTTTTTTGAGTCAGGGATGGAAACCGGAAAGCCCCGGCGTGAGCCGGGGCCGGTGCAACGGGTCGAAGCGGTCAGCTTCTTTAATTTAAACCTCCGGAGAGATCTCCTTGGCTTCTTTGTGATCCTTTATGGTTTCTTTGACTGCTTTACCGATCACAGATATAAATACTATGGCAAGTAAAAACAGTGTTTCAAGCCCTACGGCGGCCAGTATGTTGATCAGAGCCGCAGTGGAATGCCACTGCCAGATCGAGAAGGCCACGCCGGGGCTTAAGAGCAAGGCGCCGCGGACTATGGCGCCGGTGATGATCTTTAACTTTTTCATGTCGGATTTACTTTTAATTGGTTCATGATTTCACGCAGGTTTTTATTTATCCAGTCGCGCACCTCCTGGTTGAACTCATAACGGATATTTTGGAATGTCTCGCCGTAGAGTATTCCCCAGATCTGGCGGTTATAGATTTTGAAATTGCCGTGTTCCTTCATGTCGAGAAAACGGATATAAATAGGGTACTCAAATTGAGCATGATTGCCCAGCTCACCTTGCCAAATCTTCTGCCGCGGGTTTTCGAGCGAGTCCATGAGCGCTCCGGAGCGGCCGCGGACGGTGTGCCCGGTGCCCTGCCTGACTCGCCGGTCTTTACCCTCCTGGTAGATCCGGCGCCCGGCAATATTGGCCTGAGCTGCGAAAATATCGCGGAGACCTTTTTTTATTTCCTGATGTATGAACTGAAGCTCCAGTTTATCCATATCGGTAAGCTATAAACACACAGATTAATTACTGTCTACAGTGAAGCCAATCGACCAGCCGGCCCAGTTGCCGAAAAATTCCGTCTCCGGCAGTGTGCTGATCGTTGAGATGTCGGCCGTCAGGAAATGACACGGGCGGCTACTGTCGGCCAAAATCGCGGCCTTGACGGCTTCGGCTATAGGCTGCGACGCCTCCAGAGCTTCGGCGCTGGTAGATTTGCGCGGGTTGTACTTCTGCATGATGAAAACAACACAGAGGCTCTTGTCGTTAAAGGAATCCGGATCGCCTGCCCCATTGGCCGACGGCGGCAAGTAGAACAGTGTCGGGGTGTCGTCCTCCGGAATGCCGTTGACCTTGTCGGCCATGTTCTGTTCTACGGTCAGGAGTGTGGCCCCTTTCAGACCGGGGATGCAGTCCGCCAGGCCTTCGAAGTATTCGCGTAGCTGCTTTAAGAGTATCATGCTGAAAAATAGTGGTCGGCCTCGGCGGTTCGGCGTTTCACCAGTCCGGGCAAAGGTTTCAGAACTCCGTTAACGCGGGCATTGACATGCTTCAGGAACTCGGCGCGGATCGTCGGATCATCCGGATTGATCCGGACTTTCTTCAGCAGCGTGGATTTCTTAAGATTGCCCAGCCCGATATTATAGGCCAGAGATACCAGGGCGTCAAACTGTTTCTGCTTCAGGGAGACGCCGGCCAGAACCGCCTCGACCGAGCGGGCGAACTTGTCAACATCGGCATTGAACAGAGCCACGGCCTGCGGGCCTGTTATGGTCATGCCTTCGGTGACGTCAGGCCCGGTGTGGCCGTAGCCGATGGTTAACACTCCGGCGGGACAGCGGTAAGCCTTCAGGCGGTACCCTTCCCACTGCATCATCTTTGCACGGATTTCATTGGTAAGAATCATGATTTTTTGTTTGATTTATCGTGTAAATACTCAAATTTGCATTTATACAGGTACATGAGCACGGCCCAGAACGGCGATTCGTCAAGCTCTTTGACGTTGCCGAAAATTACGGCGGCCGCCACTTCGAAAGAGATACCGGCCCAACCCGTCTTGTCGTCCGGGCGCCGGTCGCCGGAGCTCTTGAAAATTATAGAGAAGTCCAGCTGATTGCCGTTGATATCCACCGGGCCGGACTGGATGGCGGACCACACGGAGCCGAAGAGCACCGGCGCGTGCCATGCCAGCACCATAGGGATATCATCTGTGTCCGGGATCTTGTACAGGGCGCGGGCGACAGCCCGGTAGATTTCTTCCTGATCCTCGGCCGCCGGTGCCTGCTCCATGAGCGTCAGGCACTCCACGAATTTTCCAAAAGTCAGATCATTGAGCCAGTAGGCCGGACCTTTATACCCTTTGTATTCCGGCAGAAGATTGCGGGGCGTCTTAAACGTCGGCACCTTCCCGCCGGAAGAATCAACCAGAAACGGATCTACCACCGCGTCACGCTGCCGCTCTGCGGCCGCTGCGATGGGCTCACGGTAAGCGGTGTAATTTAAAGCTCCCAGACCCAGCAGAAAGCTGAACCAGCGGACGCGCCAGAACTCCGGCGTAATGCTCCCGGCGGTCAGCCATGAGGCCAGATAGACATAATAGACGTACTGTTCCGGCGTGAGCTAGTCGATAGACTCCGGAACTTCAACAGTGCGGTTACTGAAGGTTATTTTTTTCATGTCAGAACGTCATACCTTTTGAATGAACAAT